CCTTCGATACTCTTGCACAGGGTGACAGCTTTGGCTACGTGGCACAGCTTGTGGGCTACGCAGAGGGCGCTGGAAAGGATGTAGGTGGTTGGTGGGTAGTCAACAAAGCAAACGGACAGTTCAAGTATGTAGACGCCTCTGAGGGAGTGGACAAGGAAGCAGTACTATCTGACATCCAAGCTCTCGTGGACTACATTGATAACGATGAACCGTTTGAACGTTGCTATGAGCCAGTTGAAGAGACATTCTACCGTAAGAAGACAGGCAACTGGGTGTTACCATCAGGGTGTAAGTTCTGTAGCTTCAAGCATAAGTGTCACACTAACTTGCAGCCACGACCAAGCATCCCTAGTAAGTCAAAGAACCCACAAGAAGTAGACTACACATTCATAGCAGAGGAATACCTGAATGGCTAAAATAAGTATCAACGACACAGACTACTACACTGATGACTTTAATGAGGATCAGATAAAGATGTATAACGAGATACAGTTAGCATCTTCTGAGATGGATCGTCTAGCTTATACGCATCAAGTACTGTCAGCACGGCGTGAGAGCTTAGCTGGTATGATTGTACAGGCAGCAGAAGAACCCAAGGTTGATGGCTAGAAGATATAACTCACACATTCGTCTTAAGGGTCAAGTGCAACGCAGTGGTCTTGAAGTAGAGGCTGCTGCGTACCTCAAGGACAGACAGAAGATCGTAGCATACGAAAAGCTAAAGATCGAATGGGAAGATCTAAAGTACCGTACCTACACGCCTGACTTTGAGTTAGATAATGGTATTATAATTGAGATGAAGGGCTTGTTTTTGGCTGCAGATAGGCGTAAACACATAGAGATACAGCGACAGCATCCTACACTAGATATTCGTTTTGTATTTAGTAATGCTAATTCAAGGCTTTACAAGGGAGCCAAGAGTAGGTACTGCGATTGGTGTGATCAGAAGGGTTTCCAATGGGCGAATCGTGTGATACCTGAGGAGTGGCTGAAAGAAAAGGGTAAGCGTATGAAAGAGCAACGTGTCAAAGTAAAGAGGAGAGAGTAATGGCTTATGAGATTAAACCTGGTGATGTAGCTATAGTACTATCCCCTGTCATTGAGGATGGCGAATGGAACGGTAATATCAAAACAGGTATGGTGTTTGGTTCTGCTGGTTCTGAGGATGGCATGAGGGCTGCACTTGATGAGGCACTCACTATGTCTGCAGCACAGAAGTTCTTAGAGCTTTACCCTGATGCGTGGGAAGACTTCGCTGACTTGAGATCTGAAATAATGCAAGCCATGTTCCCTGATGAGTTTGCAGAGGCAGAGGAAGAGCTTGAAGCAGACAATGCTGTTGAAGTAGAGGGCAACGTCTACACACTAGGACGTTGGACTAAGACAGAGGGCAACGCATGAAGAGGTTCAGTGTTACCTTTGTTATTAATGTAGATAATAATAATAACATACTATCATCATACGAGGATAACCATGAGCAAGACATCTACGACTTGATAACAGATATTATCTATGATGTAGATGATGTGGAGATAGAGAACTTATATGTTAAGGAGAGAGCATGATTACACAGGAAGATATTGATGCCTTTGCGGATATGATGGATGTTAGTCCACAGGATTATTCGTACTGGGTAGAAGGTAAGATCGTCACAGAAGGCGAGACACGCTTAGTTGAGAACACACTAGGCTTAGTAGGCGAAGCAGGTGAGGTAGCAGAGAAGATCAAGAAGATGCTGCGTGACTCTAACAAGGTCTCACCAGATGAGATTGTAAAAGAGTTAGGTGACGTTGTGTTCTATGCTACAGCCCTAGCCAACTACTTTAACAGTGACCTTACAGAGGTACTACAAGCCAACATGGATAAACTAAACAGCCGTGCAAGACGTGGCGTTATTAAAGGATCAGGTGATAACAGATGAGCAATCAATTACCAACAGACTACCAATCATTCATTCACAAGTCACGTTACGCTAAATACTTTGACGGTGAAGGCCGTGAGTCATGGAGCAAGACAGTAAGCCGCTACATGGATAACGTAGTGCGCCGTGTGACAGGTGATAACTCTTACATTGATGACATTGAGCAGGCTATCTTGGGTCAAGAGATCATGCCATCTATGAGAGCTATGATGACAGCAGGCCCAGCGCTTGATCGTGACAACACTGCAGGCTACAACTGTTCGTACCTACCCGTAGATGACCCTAAGTCCTTCGATGAGGCTATGTACATTCTCCTCTGTGGTACTGGTGTCGGGTTCTCCGTTGAGCGCCAGTTCATCAGCAAGCTCCCAGAGGTGCCTGAGCTCTTCGAGAGTGAGTCTGTCGTTGTCGTTAAGGACAGTAAGGAAGGTTGGGCTAAAGGGTTCCGTCAAGTTCTTGCTCTCCTATGGGCTGGTGAAATCCCTAAGTGGGATGTCTCTCGTGTACGTCCCGCCGGTGCAAGACTAAAAACGTTTGGCGGTAGAGCGTCAGGCCCAGCGCCTCTCGTAGAACTATTTAACTTTGCTGTGTCTACCTTCAAGGCGGCACAAGGACGCAAGCTTAGCTCTATGGAATGTCATGACCTGATGTGCTTCATTGGTCAGATCGTTGTCGTAGGTGGTGTACGCCGCTCAGCTATGATCTCATTGTCTAACCTGAGTGATGACCGTATGCGTCACGCTAAGTCAGGACAGTGGTGGGAAACAGCTGGACATCGTGCCTTGGCTAACAACTCTGTATCATACACTGAGAAGCCAGACATGGAAACATTCATGCGTGAGTGGTTGTCTCTGGTTGAGTCTAAGTCTGGTGAGCGTGGTATCTTCAACCGTGAAGCATCAAAGAAGCAAGCAGCTAAGTTTGGTAGGCGTGATCCTAACTATGAGTTTGGTACAAACCCTTGTTCTGAAATAATCTTACGGCCATATCAGTTTTGTAACTTAACGGAGTGCGTAGTACGTGCAACGGATAGCATTGAGGATCTTGAGCGTAAGGTAAAGCTGGCTACGATCTTGGGTACGATTCAGTCTACCATGATTAAGTTTCCCTACCTGCGTAAGGTATGGCAGAACAACACTGCAGAGGAACGGTTGCTTGGCGTATCTATGACAGGCATCATGGACAACCCTCTTATGACAAACAAGAATCAAGGATTGGATAAGACACTTGAGCATTTACGATCCATCGCTGTGGCTACTAACGCTGAGTGGGCTGAGTTGCTTGGCATCCCTGCTAGTGCTAGTATCAGCTGCGTTAAACCTTCGGGTACAGTATCACAACTGGTTGATTCTGCTAGTGGAATTCATGCTCGTCATAGCCCCTATTATATTCGTACTGTCCGTGGTGACAACAAAGATCCTCTGACACAGTTCATGATTGACCAAGGCATTCCTAATGAGCCTTGCGTTATGAAGCCTGACTCTACTGTAGTGTTTAGCTTCCCAGTGAAGTCACCTGAGCAGGCAGTGACACGTAACGACATGACAGCAGTAGAGCAGCTTGAGTTGTGGCTGACTTACCAGCGACACTGGTGCGAACATAAGCCTAGCGTGACTATCTCAGTTCGTGACTCTGAGTGGCTATCTGTAGGTGCATTCGTGTACAAACACTTCGATGAGATGTCAGGTGTATCATTCCTGCCACACTCAGATCATACCTATCAGCAAGCACCTTATCAGGACTGCACTAAGGAAGAGTATGAAGAGATGCTTGCCAAGATGCCTGACAGCATTAACTGGGAAGAGCTTAACGACTACGAGAACGAAGATAACACAGTGTCCATGCAGACTATGGCTTGCTCTGGTGACAGCTGTGAGATAGTGGATCTAGTATGAGTTACGTAATATTAGGTACATCACAATGTGAGTTCTGCACTAAGGCGAAACATTTGATGCGAGAGAAGAGGGTAGGCTTCACGGCCTACTCGCTTGACGATCCAAGTAGCAGGTGGCTGTTGACACTTGTTAAGAAAGCAGGTATGAAGAGCGTACCACAAGTATGGGACAACAACGGTGACTACATAGGTGGTTACACAGAACTAAAGGATAAACTAGGATGATTGAGTTTGTATTATACTTCTTTTTGGCTGTAGGTTTACTAGAGACTACAGTTGATGTAGGAACTAAGACTTACGATATTGTAAGCACTACTGTGCAAGAGGTCTTGGCTGACGAAGAGCACTCTACAGAGCAGGAATACTAAGAGTAAAGGCTCAGCGTTACGGCGCTGGGCTTTCCTTTAAAGTAGGAGTATGTAATGAGTAAATGTAGAACTTGTAAGGTAACCTTGTCAGATGATAACTGGTATCCTTCTAGGCAGAAATATAACATACGTGTTTGTACACCTTGTACAAAACGTCAGGCTGCTAAGTCTTGTAAGACATCTAATCCAAACCGTATGTATGTTAATGGTAAATATATACATAAAAACCATCCATTGCATAAACCGGGAAGATATAAAACGTTTAATGATGCAGCCTTTGAAGGTACTTACAAGCTAAGTAATATCAAAGAAGGTTATGTTTACGCTATAACTAATAAGGCATGGCCTGGTTGGGTTAAGATAGGTATGGCTATTGATGCAGAGGAACGTTTAAGTGGTTATCAAACGAGTAGCCCCATGCGTGACTTTGTATTGGAACACTACGTTGCGTCTAGTGACAGGCGAAAGTCAGAGGGAGAAGCTCATACTAGGGCATTAGCTTTGGCTACTGACGCTAAGGGTGAGTGGTTTAAACTATCAGTAGAACAAGCAATAACAATACTGGATAATCTGGATGAACAACATCGAACCGTTATCAAAGCCGACACGCACGAGAAGGAAGACAACCTACAAGGGAGCCTCTTCTAAGCCTACCTCTGGCATCTTACCCAAGACTGAGAATCAGGGTAAGCTAATCAATGCCATTGCCTCTAGCAAGCAGGTGCTTATCCTTGGCCCAGCTGGTACTGGTAAGACTTACGTTACAGCTACCTGTGCAGCAGACTTGTATACACTCAAAGAGATTGACAAGATTGTTATCACACGCCCTCACGTAGCTGTAGGTAAAGACATTGGGTTCCTGCCAGGTACGCTTGAAGAGAAAGCACAACCATGGGCGTTGCCTGTGTTAGACGTACTGGTAAAACATCTAGGGCGTGGTGCTGTCGATACAGGTCTCAAGAATGGTAACATTGAAGTGGCTACTCTGGCGTTGATGCGTGGGCGTAGCTTTGATGATGCTTTCATTATAGTAGATGAAGCACAGAACATTGAGATACCAGAGATCAAGATGCTGTTGACACGTGTAGGTGAAGGCAGTACTATTGTACTCAATGGTGACATCCAGCAGTCTGATCTTAAGGGTACGTCTGGTCTAGCTAAGATCATTCATCTCTCAAAGAAGCACATGCTAGATGTACCAGTAGTAGAGTTTGGCATTGAGGACATTGTACGTAGTGGTATATGTGCTGAGTGGGTCAAGGTATTTATGAAGGAAGGTCTGTGAAGTTAGAACAAGAAGCGAAAGCACACGTAGAAGGTACACGTATCAAGTTCTATGATGAGTTAGCCCAACATGCTGAAGCATTGGAGAACCACATCAAGAGTAATCTGTGGCAGAGTGACGAAAGGAACAAAGCACTAGAGCATCTTATAGCTACGGTACTATGGGCAAGACACTGTGTTAAGAAACACGGTTCACAATAAAGAAAAGGGGAGCTTAGTGGCTCCCCTCTCTCATTTACATCCTAGACATTGCATCGTAGATACCGTCTAGGTAATCTATGTACTCTATGTATAGTGCTAGTTCTTGGTAGCTCATATCTAAAGGATCAGAGACTTCTATACCACGTCTTTCTTTTAGTAGTCTCTTGGCTTCTCTTCGTACTTCCTTTGATACCTTTTTCTCAGCTGTCATGGCAAGTGCAAGTTTAGCATTCTCTATGCCAGTCCCCCCAGCCTTCATGTACTTCCTGTACTCACCCTTTGTATCAGAGACCATGCGCCGTAGGCTTTCTCTCTTCTGAGTAAGATTACCTTCCTTAAACGCTTTCGTCCTAAGGAGTCGTTGTGCCTTTTTCTCTAGTACAGGCGCTATCATTGTATTGAATGCCCTATCGTAACCCGCAACCTTAGTTCTTTCAGAAGCCTGCCAAGGGAACATCTCAGCCATTGAGTATGCTTTCTCTGTAGCTGTTCTACCAGGCAGAATAGTTAAACCAAAGATACGTGCAAAGGGGTTAGCATCGTAGACATCCCCCTCACGTGTAGCAACTCTAAGCTCCTCACCTGTGATACCATCTATCTTATCATCAAACATCTCAAAGATATTATCCACGTATTTAGAGGCTGACAGAGAGAATGTTTCAGCTGCAGAATCAGCCTGCCGTACATCCTTTGCTGTATCTGTACCCATAGCGAAGCCTGCTATCTTATTGACTGCATCTAGAGGTCGAGTAAACCCTGCGGTAAAGTTACCCGCTATCTTAGCTAAGCCTCTAGCATTTGCTGCACGAGCACTGGGGTCTTGATTTAAAATAATATCTAAAAGATTATTTATATCATTACCAAACTGGGCGTCACGAGCAAGCTGTCCTACTGCTAGTTGTGTACCCATCTCTTGTATCAGCTCTTTAGGGACATCTTCATCACGTATCATCATATTAACAATACGTCCTGCAGCAAGAAATGCAGAGAAAGGGTAGGTGTTTTTAGCGTCTATAATAGTTCCGCCCCCTACGTCAATATAATTATAAGCTAGACCTTTCTTACGGCGCTCTTCATCAAATGCAGCAGCTGCACCTAAAGCAGTCGTACCAACCAGCATACGTGCAAAAGCTTCTTGCTCAGTCAGAGTTGAAGAAACATCTTTGCCCAAAGCCTTTTTACCAGACTTCGATATGAACTTAACTAATAATTCAGGTGCAGCCAAAGGAGACCACTGATAGGCAGTACCTATTACGTTATTAAAGAATCTACCAAACGGTAGAATAGTGCCTAAGCCAGGTGAGTTAGATACTACTTCTACAGCTTTAGCTAAGCTTCTAGTAATCTCTGGTTGGTTCTTAGCAGTGTAGTCTTTAGAGTATACAGATTTAAGAGTTGTATCAAGAGCAGCACCCATCACCTCATCATCAAGCAGCTGAGAATCACCAGAAGCTAGTACCTCTCTAAAGGTCTTATTATGCTTTAGCCTTACAGCTTTATCTATCTCAGACATAAACATTTGAGACTTAGTAAATGTATCCTGAACTCTTACACCTGTAATAGTATTAGCTGCATTAGCTAGGGCTTCCACGTTTTTATAGACAGCGCTTTTAGGATCAATACCATGACGTACAGCATTCTGATCGACACCACCAGCCATTGTTTCAAACAAGGCTTTCTTAATATCAGGATTCTCTTCTAGTAATTCTAGATACGCATCACGTGTTGTATAGGGATCAAATAAGTTACGCATCTTTTGACCCTGCAAAGCAGTCAAGGCAGACATTCTTTGGAAGGACTGTTTAGCAGCCTTAGGGTCAATAGCTATCTGAGCTACACCTCGTGCTCCATACAAGCCTGCATTGAATATGTCAGCAAGTGTTTGTCCTGCAGCAAAAGTTCCATAGCCTACCACGTTGAGTGCCGTAGTTGCGGGTGAGGATACAAGCAAACGCTTCCATACACCTTGGGTATACTTGAGGTATTCTTTCTTCTCTGATGCTGTTGTGTTCTCCTCCACGTTTTTCATTGTAGCTTCTAGTGCATCACTACTTGCAACTATAGAAGCATCAAGTGTCTTACGCAGTTGTGACATCACGTTAAGCTTTTTAGCAGCATCGCTAGTATCATACGCAATCAAGTCACTCAGGTTAATACCTACCTCATCTAACTCACCTAGCTTAATATTAGTGTACTTACTAATGAGTTTATTTGCTGCTTGCAGATCTTCCTGTGGCATAAAACGTATCACGTTTGTAATGAAGTCTGTAGTTTTTAAGTTACGGTCTACCTTGTATCCCATATCCTTTACTACTTTACCTACGCCACCCTTGCCATCTTCACCAATGATAATATGCTTAACTAGCTGAGCAGTTACACCACCCTCATCCTCAAAGTACTGCCCCATGGCTACCTTTTCAGCCCATGTATTTACTGAATCGACTACAGCCTTCGATGCTTTCTTTGCAGCTTTAGCTTCCATAAAAGGAGAAGACTTTTTAATAACATCATTAGTTACTTTTTGAAGAGGATCTGTTGTATCAGCAAGACCTGATGCACCACTAAACTTACCAAAACCTAACTGTGCAGCACCAGCAATCCCCCCTAAGAAAGAGGAGAACAATGTCTGAGAAGCACTGTATGATTCTTGAGCATTAACTTCAAGGTATGCGTTCTGTATCATGACATCGTTAAGCACAGCTGCACTGGCATCCAAAGCAGTAGTAGCATATAAAGACTTTTTAGCAAAGGCATCCTTACGTCCCATAAGAAAGTCACGCTCTGCCCTAGATGCTATAGCCTGTGGCCCTTGCTCTGCAACCTGTGCCTCTACCCTAGCTGCAATCTTTTTAGCCTGCTGTTTTGTGTATCCCTTGGATAGCGCTTTATTGGTAGCCAAGATTCCTGCTTCTTTAGCTGCCTTTTTTGCTGCTTCTTTTGTAGCTCCGCTCTCTAATGCTTCTTGACCTGCTTTCTTTACAAGCTCTTTTACAGTTGCCTTACCTGCAGCAGACACACCCCCAGCAGCAACACGTGCAGTACCCCCTGTCAATAGCCCTAAGTAGTTCGTAGGATCTACAGCAGCAGCTGTTATGTAATCCCATACACCCTCAACAGCACCCATCGCACCATCATTAACAAAGACGTTACCTAGTTGATCGTAGATCTGGTAAGCTTTTCTGGCCTTTGTTTTATTTGCTGCGTCTGCTTTACCTATAAAGCGAACCTCCCCAGCAGTAGACACGGTGTTAGCATTAAACCAACGCATATGTTCCACAAAGTCTTCTACAACGTTTTCGTCTTCCATCTCATTATAATCTACTCCCTTACGAGCAATCATGTAGTCTCGTATAGGGTTTACATACTTCTCAGATTTAAGATCATCCTTAGTTAAGGTCAGGCTTTTATCAATAACAAACTCAGGCTCATCCATCTGTACACCAGTAGGAGTAGCAAGTTTATTACGGTACTCTTCTAGATACAGTTTCTCAAGATCCATTAGCTAAAGCCTTCTCTTCTTCTTCACGCCGCATCTTATCTTGCATAGCTGTTATGGGGCCAGGGCCAAACTCATTAAACATCTCTATACGAGACTCTCTTGTATCCTGCCCTCCTTCTTCAATAGCCTTTCTGATCTTAGCCTCTATTGCAGTATCATCCTCTCCTACTACAAAAGAGCCATCACGCATGGCAGCTACTCTAGTTGCTCTTTCCATAGCGTCAAAGACAGGGCCAGTACCAAAGCGTTCCACTAACTCCTCTTGAGTGGGTGCTCCCTCTGCTCCCTCTTTCATTAGCATTGTAAGCTCATTAACATCATTAGATGTAGTAGCTGTTTCTATTCTCGCTCTTGTTTTTTCTGCAAGTGCTTCAGCTTCAGCAGCGGCAGCAGCCTGTTCAGCTTCAAACTTAGCAGCAGCAGCCTCTCTTTCAGCATCTACTTCTGCTTGAGTCTTGCCGCCAAACTCAACCTGTAGTTCTGCGTAGTAGTCTACACCTAAAGCCTCTACTATTTGGTCTCTTGCATATTCACTCTCTAGGATACCAGAGTTTTTATACCTACCAAAGTAACGTCTATACTCACGTTTCATAGCCTCTTTACGTATTTTATCCTGCAACCCAGCGCGGTCACTAGGTTCTAGTAAAAGATTATCCCACTCTGACTTTCTATTGCGAAGATCAGTTGCTGCTGCTGTTACTACATCTTCACTCATCTGTGACTGCTCTTCAAACCCAAACTTATCTAGGTCTTGTAAGTTGATAGTAGCTTCTGGGATAAGTGATCTATACTCTTCGCCTTTAGCCAGTCTATTGATCTCAGCTACAGTCATACCATTACCAAAGTCCTGCTCAGCAAGCTTTTGCTTGGCACGATCCTTAGCACCAAAACCAAACAGTTGTCCCACAGTGCTTGTATCATCTTCTACTTTAGGTAGTTTGCTTCCTATCTTAGCACCATAAGTAATGTTAGCATATTCTTCTAGAGACATATCAGCAAACTCATCGCTCACAACAAGGTCTGATAGTTCTATTCCGGGGATATTAATGATGGCGTTTATGTCTTCCTTACCTAACTTTCCACCCATTCCAGGCTGGTTAGCAGCAGTCTGTAACTTATCAAGTAAGTCTTTAACACCTGCAGCACCAGAGGCCATAGCGCTCTTTACAATATCCCTGCCGTTAGGTACAGCAGCCATGTATGCTTCTGCTTGTCTACCATAAGCAGCAGCCTGCTTAGCTCTGTAAGTACGCTCTTGAATTACGGCTGCGTTGCGCTCCGCTGCAGCTTCTTGCTTCTCTTTGTAAGCCTTAGCCTCTGCTCCACGCTCTTCAATACCTTCTGTGACTTCACCTAAAAAGGCTGCGCCAAATGCTTTCCAATCAAATGCCATGTCTTAGCCCCTTGCCATCAAACCCGTAGGTTCTTCTTCTATAGTTTCTACAGGAGCCATGTCTTCCATGGGCTCTTCTTCTATGGCTTCTTCCTGATCTACTAAGTCACGAAGCATTGCTTTACCGGGATCTTCTGCATCGTCACCCTCTTCAAGCAGGTACTTGTTAGCAAGTAACAGGAAGCGTTGCTTCTCTTTCTCTTCTGCTTTCTTCTTAGGATCAGCGTTTGTGTCTTTGGCAGTAATACCCATAGACGCAAGAGCCTGCTTCAAGAACGTGTGAATAACAGGGGCTACCAGCATACCCGCATCAACTGTGTGCAGCCCACGAGTTACACCCTGTAAGTAGATACTCTCTACGATAGGGGCTAGGGGTACACCAGCTTCACACAAAGCACCAAAGTCATCAAGCACCTCTTGGTTAGCAAGCTTATTAATGTAGAACTTTGTAACGTCCTCAATGTCTGCCATCTCTGGTGGCTGCTCCCATGGGACGTTGTTAGGTTCCATGGTTAGGGACTGGCCTGGAATAGGTCTATCAAAAAAGTCTTGTTCCATAATTATACCTTACTTAGTGAATCCAGCGCCAAAGTAGAGACCTACGATAGCTGATACGATGTGTGTGTCTAGGGGTGTGATAACGAAACCACGTGCTGCCTGCCATTGTACTGTACCGTCACCGCCAAACAGCCAGTTAAATAAGCCACCATGTACTTCAGTGTAACCTACGATAACACTGACCTCAGGATACCATACAGCAACTAGCTTTGGCAAGACTATAATAGCAAAGATTGAAGATAAGGCTATGAGCCTACGTGTCCATGCGAAGTGTGTGTCAGTCTTGCCATGATCTCTGGCTTCCTGCATACCACTAATCATCATCTCTTGCTGTCTAGCTTTATTCTTAGTGTTCTGTCCCCAGATAGACATGACTGCGCCTAGCACTGTGGAGAAGAGCATTGTGATAAGTTCTAGGGGAAGACCAAACATTAGTTACCAAGAGCCTTTTTAATAGCGTCTGTGTATTTAGTACCTTTAGTACCAAACGCATCTGTACCTACCTGACCTGTAAACAAGTATTCTTCTGCAGCAGTAGCTCCTTGGTTGTGAGCGTAGCCCAGTATACCTAACTTCTCTGCTGCTGTCATGTTTCTGTATTTCTCAGAGTTGATGGTTAGGTGCTTATGGTTCTTTTCGGTATACGCTTTGAAAGCTCTATCTTGTAATTCAGAGTCTTTTCTAAATGCTTCACGAGAAGCAGCATCATGACCTAAAGTAATACCTAAAGCTCTAGCCGCATCTTTCTTGGCAGCTGCACCCATTTGATAGCGACCATCATAGTGATCCCCAGAACCCCCTTTTATGTCGTACTTGTTACCACTTTCAATCTTACCGACTTCATTCTCAAAGACAGATAAGTTAAAGTCTGTCAGGATGTCTTCTACTTCAGCAGAAGGTACAGGCCAATCAGGATACACCACAGACGTTCCATTGGTTAAGAGATCTGCTACTTCTTGTGTTAATTCTCCCGTAATGGGTAAGTCATTTGCAGACTGAAACTTCCTGAGCGCCCTTTTTGTTCCTCCTCCTATTGCACCATCTACACCGTTAGGCTTGTATCCCATATCCGATAGAGCTTGCTGTACACTTTTTATGTTGGATGCAGTTGTATCTGTAGATACAGCGACTTTAACAGGGTCTCTGTTACTTCTAACGATAGGTGTATCTAATCCTTCCGGTCTAGCTTTAGGACGTGTCATAAGCCCTTCACCTGTTTCTGCATCAGCAGTAGTACCAACACTACCATAGCCCTCTGCACCACCTAAGTTACGTGGGTCTGCACCCTCAAACACACGCTCTTCTATAGGTACACCTGACTGGTAGAACTCACGATCAGGATCTTCTGAGACAGGTGCTGGAGCTTCTGGGTCTGTAGCAGTCTTTAAGAGCTTACCCATATCTGAGATCATACCAGGTAAAGTAACCTTCTCACCTGGGCGAATCAAGTCAGGGTTCTTGATCTGTGGATTAGCATCAATGACAGCCTGTACAGGTAGACCCTTCTCTTCTGCAATGGCAGTGAGAGTGTCACCAGCCTTAACTTCAATCTCTTCTACAGTGATAG